AGCATTTTTAAGAAACCACTTCCAGCGACTCCTATCGTCTTCACATAAAGCTAGTCCGTAACTCATTCAATAATCCTTGCGTATAAATAATGGTCTTCGCCAGCAGGCCCGTACTTCACCATCTTGCCTTCCAGCTTGAATCCCATTCGCTCCAGCCATTGAACTCCTGGGATAAAGTCGCAAACTACATTCGCCTGAACTCGATGCAGTTCCATTCCATCAATAATTTTGTCCATAAAACTCACTACGTTCTTATGTACCCATATTCGGTGCTTCTTGTAGTTAGCTCCCATCGTCACCCAAGCGTGTCCAACTCCAGGCCATATTGGGATAATTCCAGCGCATCCGATAATTCCTTCTTCAGAAAACCCCGTAAACGCTGTTCCTTTCTGAGAAGCTTTCGATTGCATATCAGCTTCTTGATCTACATGCGACAAAGCAACGGAGTCGCTAGCACGAAGGTTTAACGCTTTCAAATGCCAAGGCTCAAAGCCAGTTACCCATCGAGTTTTAGAAATGCTCTCCGACATTCAAGTCCATGATTACGGCGACTACATGAAAATCCAGTGGCTGGTCTTGCCTTATCTCTACAAAGCCATCACGGTCATAACCTAAGTTCATAACCTTTTTGTCTCCAGTAAATGCTGCGGGAGGACTGCCCATAGGATCAGACGATTTCCTAAACGGAATTTGATCGCCATTAATTTTGATTCCACCCGTGTTTACCAGCCGAACTAAAATTTGATTAGCGCGTTTTTTACGCCCTTGACTCGTTCCAGTAGGCGTCCCAAACTCTGGGCGGGAAGGTTTAATCACCCCGGAGAATCCTTGCCCGACATAAGCTTCAGATACGGCGCTGGAAACAGAGACTGTTCCGCTACTTACAGTCTGGTCAGGAAAGACCGCGCCATTGCCAACTATTTTGACCGACTCTCCTTCCAGGTGCGCTAGACCAGTGATTGTGGTTACACCCTTCCGAACTTCTCCGGCAGAGTCGTATGCTGAAAACGCAGTGCCATTGATATTAGCTCCTGTCGTTTGATTAGTTAGCTCAAAAGTATGCGTTGTCTGATTGGCGACTTTATAGCGGTTGCCGTTCAGCTCGGTCATACCCTTTACAGATTTAATATCGACCAAATCACCGTTTGAGAATCCATGAGAAGTCGCAGTGACTACGACCGGATTAGCTTGCGTCGCACCTGTAATTGTTATTGGGCTGTCGAGTGTTAAGCACGAGTCTGCAAAAACATACGGGTCCAAGTATTCAATAAATCGCTTGGTCGTGCCGTTAATGCGTTTTTTGACGCTAATCCATAACTCATCTCGCAAGCCATCAGCAGAAGGAATGACAGCGACAGATTCTACGACCGGCAAGTCACCTCCTACTGGATGGCGATGCCATGCGACAACATTTTGGTCGCGTAGGTAGGTGCAGCCGATCAAATCTCCGTCAGCCGTGCAAGCCCAGACAATCGTGTCTTCTTCCTGCTGGTACGCCATATCAACAATGCCGGATTCACTGACATGCTCTGCCAGTAATGTAATATCTGGTGCTAAATATCCGTCAACGTCGAAGCTGAAGACCAGCTCTCTTACTTTTCGCCCAGCTCTCTGATTAAATAAAAGTAAGTTGCCTACATTAAGAGGCGCTACCTTGTTACTGCCAAAACCCGCTTGGCGAACAGCTTTAATATTTGTTGGCGTAATATTGTCATCCTGACCGCCTGTAATTGTAAACTCACCGCCAAGCGTTCCGCATAACATGTCGGTAGACTCAGCCAACCATTGAATTGCGTTAACTTGATTTGCCACCAAAGTAAACTCAACGCTGTCATCTGCTCCTGCGCTACCTTGATTCATGTTTTCAAAATCAGCGACAGCGCTTCCCCAAATTTTCTGCGGGTCTGTGTTGCTACCTCCCCAAAATAAACGCTGATTAAAAAAAGTTACAGCGCCTGGATTTTGATTGTTCCCGTCTGTTCCCACGCCAGCAGCCCCAGCGCAGAACGTGGAAGGGAAAGTCGCGCCAGTAAAACTAATTTTAGAAAGCGTCCAAGCAGTATGCGAGGTTCGAGTTAGCTTTCTTGGAGCGTATTCCTTATGAGATATATATAAAGTATCTGCGCTTTGGGCAAAGGCTAGTGACGGTAAGTCTGCGGTTACATAGGGCGTTGCAATTTCGACCGCCGCACCACCAGATTGAATTTGCCCATTATCTTTGTAAAATCTTATGTATAAGTTCCCAAACTCTAAAATGTACGGCTGTGTAACGCTAAACTCAAAAGGCACTAGTCGAATTTTACTAGCACTAGATTTGGCTTCTGCAACAAAATGAAAACCGCCACGGCTCTTGATACCGCCATGCGGCAGAACAATGCCGTTTTCCAAAGTCTTTAAAGAGTCTTTGTATTTGGCAAGGTCAGTCCGTCCATCCAGGCGTTCAGTAACTTCGCCAGCCGTGAACGTAGAAATTATTGCAGCGGATTTTGCCATTAAACTACCGTTCCTGATCGCGCATCGACTATTTGCTGAACATCTAAGCTAGAAACCGTGCCTTCCTGAGAATCGATTGTTCTAGCTTCCCTAACTTTTCTTTCGTATAGCTGCCACATTTGCTCTGCTAATGATCGACTGCCCGTGATTGGCTCTGCTAGCTCAGCAGCAAGCTTTGCTGTGTATGCCCCAATAAACAGACTGTCCATGTCATTCGGGTCAGTAATCTTCTTCAGAAAAATCATGTTGACAGAACTAACATCTGTCATTAACTTCCTGCCTTCTATTTCATGGTCAACGCGAATATCGCCTGATAAAACATCGACGACGCGTAAACACGTTGAAGGCAATTGGTGATAATAAGACCAGCCAAATGCTGGCGTTGTTGCTAATGACGCTAACACCTGACGATCTTTCGCACAGTTCCACATTGCAGCTCGCGTTACTTCATCTCTCACTTCTTCATACAAAGCATTAACCAGCCTCGCTCTTTCTGAATCATCAGACAGAGAAGTAATCGGATCATCGCCCAAGAGCCTTAGCGCGTTTGATGTAATTTCAACAAAAGATGCCATTTATTTACCACTGGTTATAAAGTGTATTGCCACTAGGTATAAAGTGTATTGCCACTAGGTATAAAAAGGGGGAAGCCGAAGCCTCCCCCAATCCGTTAGTTGACGATGTATTCAACGACCATCGTAATATCACCCGCAGCAGCCGTAGCAGCTACGGTTTCAATCGTCAAAGCAATGCGTAGGTTGCGCCCTGGGTCTTCAGGTAACCCAGCGTCTTCCCACATAAAATTGCCAACCGTTTCAATGCCCAGAGTCTCATAACGCACTTCAACGCCAGCCGTGTTAGCTGCTTGCAGCGTCGTCATCAATGTGCCGTAGCAATCGCGGTCTACTACTCCTTCAGCATCGTAATCAGTTCCTGCGGAAGTAGTAAATTTGACGTTGCCGTTATAAATTCCAACGTCTGTTTTAAGTGTTGGCGATCCGTTACTGTCAAGGTCATCGTTATAAAGCATGATCGACTTGATCTTAGCGTTAGACGGAATCTCAGCCATCATAATGATATCGTCATCATCGATATCGCCGGTTCCAGCAGCGATGGTATCAGACCATACGCGAACCTTTCCGGTAGCACTACCTGGGCTGACCATAACTTGAGGAGTAGCCTCCAAGTTAGTCAGCTCTGCTGAATATGCAGTTCCCATGTTAATACTCCTATTTAAATTAAGTAATCAGTTAGTAGAATTTAGGATTCGTCGCAATCAATTTGGACAACTTTTTCGTCCTCGATGCGTGTCGCGCCCATGGAACATTCCACGAAAACCTGAGTACTATAGTTTTTATCGCTTCTCTCAGAGATGCGGATATTTGGAGTACCGTTCATAGCCAAGCCAAGTCCTGACTTCGCCCATGCAAAACAGCTTCTAATATTTCCGCTCTTGGACAGACGATTTGAAATGATCCCATGTGTCCAGCTCTGCGTTCATTAATGCCCTGACGCTGTTATAATCAACGCTCGTGTTGGTCGTTACGTTTAACAACGCTTCCAACTGGTCAGGGCCACAAACGATATACATTGGCTCTTCTGCTGGATCAACGTCGTTAGCCAACAACTTCTTCTTCGCTTCAAGCAACTTAGCGAGCGTTAAGTCAGTCCCACCATTGGCGATTTGCTGCGCCGCAGGAAGGGAAACTGTAGACGCCGTATCAGAAGAGTTGATTGAATAAGCATTGCCAAGAGCTGCGCTTATAATGACATCGTCCTTCTGTCGATTCATCGCTGCCATCAATTGCTTCATCGTTGGCGACGTTGGGTCTTTTGCCATCTTCACTCGATCAGGATTATCGATCAAGTCAACGGCTCTGTATGTATTGAATGTTACTCGACGCCTAGAAAACGGAACCTCGGTTAGAGGAGTATCTTCGTGACGACTGACAGATTGAACCATCGAAACGGTATCCATTCTGTCAAAATAAAACTGCTTTGCATCATTCACCTGTTCCATGCGAACAGCTCCAGCCAACTTGGAAACCTTCTGGCTTGCAAGATGGATAAAATTGTCGCTGAATTGGGATTCAAATGCCTTGTTAATTTGGCTAGACATTACTCTCTCCTATTCATTAATTGAGTTGTGCGGAGAGTTGCCCATACTTTGGACTCCCCTGACTTTTTGCCCTGGCCCTCTTAGGGTTGTCAGGAACAGCCTTACGGCGTTTTTTCTTGACGGTCTTCTTTGGGGCCAACGGCTTATCCATGGAAGGCGCATCTTTTGGCACGATTGGCACATTGCGAAAAAAATAACAGTTTCTCATTTCTTCCGGCTCTACCAATGCGTGGTACTCTTCGCATACGCTTGTCTGCCCGACAAAAGACACACAGTCGCTGCATTTAATATTTTTTATTAATGGCATTACTCATCTCCGTATATAGTCTGGTTCCAGCGGTCAACCATTTTGACCACTTGATTGTGGCGAGGATGAGTCTCATCAAAATATGCCTGGTAATCGTCGCTTTTCGTATCGTTGTAAAAAGCGTCCTTAGCTAATTGTGCAGATTCTGGATCAGTAAACGCGTTTACTTTTGGATCGCCCAGATGACGACCCTCACCAAAGTCTTTGGCTAAACGATCTAAAAACCTGGCAAGCTGCGGGTTGTTGCCAACGCCTGACTCTTCCAGGTATTGCTTGTCAGCGCTGTCAGCGTATTTATCAACCAGTCGCTGCACACCAGCAAGTTTTTCGTCGTATTGCCTGCCCCAATCTGCTCTTAGCTCTATCTCGGCCCGTTGAATCGTGTTTTCCGACTCCACTTGGTTCTGAACGTACATATCTTTGCTTGTACTGTTCCACCAATCATACAACTCGCCGACTTGCTTGTTGTTCAAGCCTGCGGAATGAGCCTTGTTTAAAAACGCTTTTTCAAAATCTTCGTCATAGCTCATGCCTTCTGGCAATTCAGCTTTTTCAAAATCGTATTCGTCCGGTTGCGTCGGACGACCCAGCTTGGTGTAATACCGCTCCCATTCTTCAGGGGAGGCTTTTTCGTCGGGTATGCGAATTGCTCCCTCAAAATACCTTTCCGTTTCAACGTAACTTTTAGCTAACCCTGAAACGTCCTTGAACTTCTCCAAGGTTTTTATTCCCTGTAATTCATCTGGCAATTCGTCCCGCCAGGTTTTTTCAACAACTTCTTCGGTTACTGCTTCGGTTGATTCCACGGCCTCTTCTTCAGAGGTTATCGCTTCTTCGCTCATAAATTACCCTCGGTTTTCCCAGTGTTCCAAGTTGTGCTTTATCTGGAGAAACACAGCGCGGCAACCTTCGTTGTAAGCCGTAGTCTCTGGTTCGCCAGGAACAAAACTGGAGGTGTTATTATATTGACTTTCTAAAAAGTCATAGACTACGGCGCCACTTTGGCTTCTGAATGTATCGTAAAACGCTCGTAACAGCTTGTCGCTATCCTTGTCCTGCGAACTGCTCGACGAGCGCTTGCTTGTCTTCTTCACTTAAGTTTGCTGCTCCGTCCTGTAAAACCTTTAAAGCTGGCGCTGCTTTTCCCGCTGACTCTGCGGTCTGCGCCATCTGTTGT